GAAGTAGAATCATTACATTATAAATTAAACGGGAGAAAATAATGGATATGAAAATGTTAGTCGAAACCTTTCGACGTATGACGGTAAACGATATGGATGCGTTTGCTAAGGCAGCAGTGTTTGACGGTATTGGAACAGATATCGAATTTGCATTGCATGTAGCTCAATTAGAAAATTGTGGAGTAGATGATGATTAATCTAGAAACTTATGTATCAGCGGTATGGAACGCTAAAACATTACAAGAAAAGAAAACAGCTATGCTTAATCTTATTGACATCAGTCATGCTAAAGCAGATACTAAAAGAAAAGCTGTAGAGAATGTAAGTAAAGCTTATAGTACGGATCAAATAGATTCTTATGCTACTAACTATATGTTCTCAGGAGAAGGTAACAAAGTTATCAAATAGGCTTGACATCTAAGCCAAAAACCGTTATAATTATCTTATATAGTTTGGGAGAACAATATGAGTAAAGGATCTAAAAGAAGACCATCAAAGGTTGCCGAGGCTGATTTCTCAGTTAATTGGAATCGTATCTTTAAAAATAAAGCAGAACAAGATGCTACTGTTAAACAATCTTTTGAAGAAGAGATTTGTTTCTGTGGTATAGTAGATTGTCCTGATGCTTACAGTCATTGGACTCAAGGAGTTTAATATGGCTATGCATCTATCTAGGCATTCTATGCTGCGTACTAAAAGACATACTATTAAAAGAACTAAAGCTAATCTTGCTAAATGGGCTGAAGATTGGAAGCAACATAATAAGAGAATGAAGTCTTATCAGATTCATGATATGATTATGGACTTTGAAACTTATATTAAGTATCGTCATGGGCTTATGCCTAAACCTAAAGCAAGTTTCGGTGGAGGTGGTAATTATCTAGAGTATCGTAATTCTACTAAACATATACCTAGTTTAAATTCTAGTAATCAGTGGGCTCCAGCTTTAAGAAAAGAACAGCATCAATATACAGGTGATAATTTACTAGGTATTGGTACTATGCATAAATCTAATATGGTACCTATATTTAAATCAGACGCTGACTATGCAAAAGATATTGCAAAAATGCGTAGATAAAACTTTTAAAATAAGTTATAATAAGTTATGGAATTTTATACGTCAGTAGCTAAATGGGGTAATCAAATACTCTATCGAGGATACGAAGGTACTAAACGAGTATCTAAGAAGTTACCTTTTGCTCCTACTCTCTTTATCAATACTGAGAAAGCTACTGGCCGGTATAAGACTCTAGACGATATACCAGTAGAGCCTATTGAATTTGAAAATATGAAAGAGGCTAATGAATTTATTAAACGTTATCAGTATATAGATAACGTTAAGGTATATGGTAATGAGAATTTCATAGCACAATTTATTGCTAATCGTTTTCCAGAAGACATACAATATGATCCTACTGTTGTTAATATTATGACAGTAGATATAGAGGTACAATCTGATGAAGGGTTTCCACATCCTCGAACTGCTGCTAAGCCTGTATTAAGTATTACTTGTAAAAGCAATCAAGATCAAGTATTTCATGTATGGGGTTATGGAGATTATGATACTCACAAATCTGAATTAGATGTAAAGTATTATCCTTGTAAATCAGAAGCTCATCTATTACAATCTTTTCTAGATTATTATAAAGCGCATACACCTGATGTTATTACAGGTTGGAATGCACGATTCTTTGATATACCTTATCTAGGTAATCGTATTAGTCAAATCATATCAGAAGACGCTGTGAAGATATTATCTCCATGGGGCTTGATTCGTTTTAGAGAAATTCCTTTTATGAATAAGACTGAAACGGTTATGGAGACTACCGGAGTAGAACAATTAGATTACCTAGACTTATTTAGAAAGTTTGCTTATAGTTTTGGTCCACAAGAATCTTATAGATTGGATCATATTGCTAATGTAGTATTGGGTGAACAGAAGATTGACTATTCTGAATTTGGAACATTGAACTCTTTATATAAAAATAACTTTCAAATGTTTATAGACTATAATATAAAAGATGTAGATCTAGTTGATAAGTTAGAAGAGAAATTAGGTTTGATTAGTCTTGCACAGACTATGGCTTATCGTGGAGGAGTGAATTATTCTGATACGTTTGGTACTACTCAAATATGGGATTCTATTATATACCGAGAAGCTTTAAAAAGAGATGTAGTGATTCCACCTAGACGCGATGCTATCAAGAGTCAGTTTCCTGGTGGTTATGTAAAAGAACCGCAAGTGGGTTTACATGAATGGGTAGTATCATTTGATATTAATTCACTATATCCTAATACCATTGTACAATTTAATATGTCTCCTGAGACTATTGTACCATCAGCGAGATTAGAATTACCAGAGATTGATACACTCATAGAAACCGAGACACCTATTACCGATGGGCCTTATGCAGTAGCAGCATCAGGAGTTAGCTTTAGAAAAGATAAGCAAGGTATTATTCCTATTATCATTACTCAGTATTATGCTGAGCGAGTAGAGATTAAGAATAGATTATTTGAAGCTAAGAAAGAATACAATAAAGGTAGAACTAAACGATTAGAGAATGAAATCTATACTTTGAATAATAGACAGATGGCTATTAAGATTTTGATGAACTCTTTATATGGTGCGCTAGGTAATAATTACTTTAGATATTTTGATCATCGTATAGCATTAAGTATTACTACTACTGGTCAGACATCTATTCGTTGGGCAGAGCGATATGTGAATGCTGAAATGAATAAGCTATTAAAAACAAATAATGTAGATTATGTAATAGCTATTGATACAGATTCATTATACATTCGTATGGCTGAAATAGTAAAGAAATTTAATCCTAAAGATCCTGTGAGCTTTCTAGATAAGATTTGTAAAGAACATTTCGAGCCGCTGATTACTGAAGCATATAATAAGTTCTTTAATAAATTTAATTGTTATCAAAATAGAATTGAAATGGCTCGAGAAGTCATAGCTGATAAAGGTATCTTTATTGCTAAGAAAAGATATCTATTAAATGTATGGAATAGTGAAGGCGTACAATATGATGATGCACAATTAAAGGTAATGGGAGTAGAAGCAGTGAAGTCTTCTACTCCTGCGGTCTGTAGAGATAAGATGAAAGAAATCTTTAAAGTGATTATAGAACAAGGACAAGATGCTACACAACAATTCATAGCAGACTTTAGAAAAGAATTTAAAGCCTTGCCTCCAGAAGATGTATCCTTTCCAAGAGGATGTAATATCAAAGAATGGGCACATACTAGTGGCTCTGAACTCTATAAGAAAGGTACTCCTATACATGTTCGAGCTGCTTTACTATACAATCATCATGTCAAGATTAATAATCTTGCCAACCAATATGAATTAATAAATACTGATTTTGAAAAGATTAAGTTTTGTTATTTACGTATGCCTAATCCCATTATCGAAAATGTAATAGGATTTCCTACTTGGTCTACTTTACCTCAGGAGTTAGGATTACATCGATATGTAGATTATGATATGCAATATGATAAAGCTTTTGTAAAACCATTAGAGCCTATTTTAGATGCATTAGGCTGGACAGTAGAGAAACAATTTACGTTGGAGGCTTTCTTTGTTTGATATATCTCATTTAGTACCACCTCGAGCTGATGGCTGGGGGTATCTTCCTAATTCACAGGAAATATATAACATACTACATACTATTAAGGATGATCTTAATCCTAAACAAATATTAGAGATTGGTTTTAATGCAGGTCATTCTTCTACTTATCTATTAGATACTTACACGGACGCTACAGTTACAGCTATTGGTCCTTCACCTAAAGGAGATAATGAAAAGACTCTGCAACAGAAATATGGCAATCGGTTTGTCTTTTTATTAGGTAGAACCGATGAAGTGTATGATCAAATAGTAGCATTGGAAGCTGCTGGACAAACTTCTCCTTATGCATTACAACCACATACCTTTGACTTTGCTTTTATAGATGGACATCATAATATGCCTTGGGTATTTTGGGACGTATGGTTTTGTACTCAACATCTACATATACCTTATATACTTATGGATAATACTGATCAGCCTCAAGTAAGAGAAGTAGCAGAAAGGATTATGTGTTTAAGAAATGTAAAAGACTGGGAATATTTTAACACTTGGAAAAATGTTAGAAAGCAAAATAAATTATCTTTGTATAAGTTTTGATGGACATTGCAGAAGATTTATATTATAATAATAACATGTATTCTTTGACTATCTTTAAAAATCGTTTTGATAATAAGACGCATCGTACTATGTCATTTCGTGATTGGTCAGAGTTTGAAAAATTATTATATGATCTATCTTCACAGCCAGGAAGTAAAAAAGTATCACCTTTGATATCTCCTTCTTTATATCAACCTGATACTACTCGTGCTAATGCTAACGTAGTATTATGGAATCATTGGTGTTGTATGGATGTAGATGATTTCGAATGTACAGCTGCTGATATTAAATCAAAAGTACAAGCTATAGTAGGTAACTATTACTTTGTATGTTATAGTACAGCTTCTTCTACTGAAGATGCTCCTCGCTTTCGTTTAGTCTTTCCTTTAACAGAAGTAGTAGAGAATGCACGTATTAAACATTTTTGGTTTGCTTTAAATAATGAGATAGCTGGATTAGCAGATAAGCAAACAAAAGATTTATCTAGAATGTTTTATGTACCTGCACAATATCCTGATGCTTATAATTTTATTTGGACGTCTGAAGGCGAGTTTATGAATCCTGATGCTTTAATGGCTAAATGGCCTTATGCAGAAGTAGAAGGTAAAACCTTTTTAGATAGGTTACCAGAAGTGTTGAAAAAGCAAGTAGTAGAATATCGTAAGAATAGTTTAGATAATACTGAATATACTTGGACTAGTTATAGTGATTGTCCTTTCTTTCCTAAGAAGCTGGCAGCTGAGTATCAAACTATTAACAATACAGGTTGGTATCGTAAGATGTATCAAATTATGATTGCTACTGCAGGTAATGCTATTAAAGCTGGATATCCTATTACGGCTAGAGAAGTATCTGAAATGTGTTATCAGTTTGATCGCGATACAGGTAATTGGTATGAGAATAGACCTATGGAGCGAGAAGCAGATAGTGCTATTGAATGGGTATATAGGAATAGTTAATGGCTTTGATGTTAGCAAATAATGAATGTTTTATACATATTCCTAAATGTGGTGGAGCATCTGTATGGGAATCTTTTAAACCAGGTATGGCTAACTTTGTACAATACCAGGAAGAACAAAAAGGTATACAAAGACATGAGCTACGAAAGACTCATGAAAAGATAAAAGAGATACAACATCTTATTAAACCCGCTCGATGGTTAGTACAAGTTCGTAATCCATTAACAAGATTTCTATCAGGTTATAATTATTTAATTAATACCTTTTATGGACAAGGAGAACGCTTTCCACAAATAGATACTGAAGATTTAGAATATGCTAATAATTTAACTTTCGAAGCCTATATTAATTGTTTAACAGATGAGGAAGCAAGAGTAGAATTGTTTATGTGGTTTGATAGAATACGAGGTAAGATAAGAAGTCTATCTGATGTCACACTAGCTTTTGAACGTCAGATATCTTGGTATGAATATGCAGAAGCGCCTGTAGCTATCTTTAGATTAGAGAATAAATCACTAGAGCAATACTTCCTGGATTTAGGTTATATACATAATATGCAAGAAAAGAAAAAGTCCGTACCAATGATTACAGTAAATGAATTAACAGATGAGCATCGTCAAGCTATTCGAAATTACTTTATAAAAGATTACGTTGCATTAGGTTATTAGGAGATATATGAAAAAAATAAAAATGGGTATAGTGGGTCATGGCTTTGTAGGTAAAGCTGTAGACTATGGATTCGAAACACCTTTCGTAGAAAAATTCTATGTAGATCCTAAATACGAAACTACTATAGATGATTTATTAAAATGGGGACCTCAGGTTACCTTTATTTGCGTGCCTACACCTATGGCACCTAATGGATCTATAGATGATACTATGGTATTAGATGCTGTATATAAATTAATAGCTCATAATGATGGTGGTATTGTTATCAAGTCAACTATTACACCAGACACTATACATAGAATATTAGTTAAATGTACTACTTTAGAAAAACAAAAACGATTAGTAGTTAATCCTGAGTTTCTGACAGAAAAGAATGCAGAAGAACAATTTGTTAATCCAGCCTTTCAAGTATTAGGTGGTCACCCTGAAGCTTCAGCTGCTGTATTAGATTTATATAAACATTACTCTATGATTAACAAATGTGAGTTTCATATGGTAGGAGCTATCGAAGCATCATTGATTAAATATGCTATCAATAGTTTTCTAGCAATGAAAGTAACTTTCTTTAATCAGTTGTATGACGTTACTATAGATGAAGGTGCAAACTTTAATACTTTAGTGCGCGCTATGGCAGCTGATCCTCGTATAGGTAATTCACATATGAAAGTACCTGGTTACGATAAGAAGAGAGGTTACGGTGGTGCATGTTTCCCTAAAGATGTTAGAGCGTTCACAAAGTATACAAAACGCTTGACATTATTGGAGGAATGTGATAAAATTAATAATTCGTATAGACAACGTTACTTAAAAGATGAACGGGAGGTTATGAACAATGTCAATTATGGACAAACTAAAGAAGAACAGTAGGCTAGCGCTTACAGAAGTTCTATCAGAGTCACCCTTCTTTACACAGAAGGAATTTACACCCACCTCAGTGCCTATGATCAACGTAGCACTATCAGGTGATTTAAATAAAGGTTTAACAGCTGGTTTAACAGTATTGGCTGGACCTTCTAAGCATTTTAAAACATCATTTGCTTTATTAATGGCTGCTTCTTATTTAAAGAAACATGAAGATGCAGTGATGTTATTTTATGATTCAGAGTTTGGTTCACCACAATCTTATTTTAAAACTTTCGGTATTGATACAAGTCGTGTACTGCATACTCCTATTACTAACGTAGAAGAGTTAAAGTTTGATATGATTAATCAGCTAGAGGCTATAGATAAAGATGATAAAGTTGTTATAGTCATTGATTCAGTAGGTAACCTAGCTTCTAAGAAAGAATTAGAAGATGCTATTAATGAGAAGTCAGTAGCTGATATGTCTAGAGCAAAAGCTTTAAAAGGCTTATTTAGAATGACTACTCCTTATTTGGCTATGAAGAATGTGCCATTGCTAGCTGTAAATCATACCTATAAAGAAATAGGATTGTTTCCTAAAGACATAGTAGGTGGCGGTACAGGTATCTATTATTCAGCTGATAACATATGGATTATCGGTAGAAGACAGAATAAGAAAGGTACTGAGGTCACTGGCTATGACTTTATTATTAATGTAGAGAAAAGTAGATATGTTAAAGAAAAATCTAAAATCCCAGTATCAGTCTCTTGGGAAGGTGGTATCAGTCGTTGGTCAGGTCTTTTGGATGTGGCTGTGGGCCTTGGTTTTATCAATAAGCCTTCCGCTGGTTGGTATTGTGTGGTTGATCCTAGCACCGGTGTTATTAGTGAAACGAAAGTTAGAGAAGCGCAAACTAATAACGAAGAGTTCTGGAAACCAATATTAGAGAATGAAATCTTCCAACAAAAGGTATCTGATGCTTACTCCATAGGAGGAGTATCCGGTATTGATTTAGACTTCGAAGAAGAGTAATGCCAGAACTAGACCTCTACAAAAAACTAGAAGGCATTGATTATGAATTTATTCCTGCAGTCGATGAAACACATCAGGATGCATGGGACGTTCGTATTCTTCGAGGCGATTATGTTGAGACGGTCATACGGTTTGGAGTCGTGAAAGTCGACGGTAAGAATCAGCAAATAAACTATAACTTTACTGTTATACAATCTCCCGACGCTGACCTTACACCAGCCTATGAACCGTTTCAACGAGAGGTTTCTAATATATTGTTTAACATTTTAGAAAACGCAGATGCAAGAGGCACGCTTGGAAAAAGAGAAGTCAAAGGGTAAGAAGATTCTTATTATGGGATTACCAGGAGCTGGCAAATCTTGGTTATCAGAAAGATTAGCTAAAGCTTGGAACGCTGCATGGTTCAATGCAGATCAGGTAAGAAGTATGGCTAACGATTGGGACTTTACAGAAGCAGGTAGAATACGCCAAGCACAACGTATGAAAAACTTTGCTGAATTTGAAACTAATCATGGTCGTTGGGCTATTTGTGATTTCGTTTGTCCTACACCTGAGACACGAGCTATGTTTAAACCTAATTGGATTATATGGGTTAATACTATACAAAAAGGTAGATATGAAGATACTAATAAAATCTTTGTACCTTTACAACCCCAAGAGCCCTGTAGGAATCGTATTACAGTCACCACATTAATGACTGATAAAGAGATAGAAGAATTTGCTAGAAGATATAGACCATGGATAGCCGCTTAAAATCTCTATACAAAACAGTATCTTGGAGGATGCTAGGTACCGGTTGTACTTTTATCATCGCCTATATTTTTACACGAGACTTAGATACATCTGCTATTATTATGATAGTAGATGGTTTTATTAAAATGATTGCTTATTATATACACGAGAGGTTATGGAATGGATTGGAGTAAACCCACAGTACAAATGTTAGGTAGATGGCAACCTTGGCATCAAGGACATACTGAGTTATTTAAACGCTGTCATGCTATCACAGGTCAAGTAGCTATTATGGTTCGAGACGTAGGTGGTAAAGATGCAGGAGTAGCAGGTCAAGATGATAATCCATTTGTCTTTAAAGATGTATCTAGACGTATTAATATAGCATTAACACAATTAGGTTATGGTAAAGATGATTTCGAAGTGATTTTAGTACCTAACATAGTGAATATATCTTATGGTAGAGGCGTAGGTTATACCTTTACTGAACATGATCTTGGTGAAGCTATACATAATATATCTGCTACTAAAATAAGAGCAGAGATGCGCGCCAACGATGAAATACCTGAGTATCGTCAAGAAAAGTTTCATTACATGTATGATGAGGATAGTCAAGAAGATTAGCTTGACATTCTTGTCTAAATCAGTTATAATTATTTTATGAATATATCCTTAGAACAAACTATTCTTCGGCATCTGTTAACGGATGCTAAGTTTATGCGTAAGGTATTACCTTATATACGCCCTGAATACTTTGATGGTGTATATAAACATTTATTTACTGAAGCAGGTAAGTTTGTTGCTAAGTATAATAAGCTTCCTAATCTAGAAGCTTTTAAAATAGAATTAGATCAATCTACTAAGTTTACAGATGAACAATACAATCATGCATTAGAGATACTACCTGTATTGTTCCAATCAGAAAAAGCAGATACAGAATGGTTATTGGACCAAGCAGAACGCTGGTGTCAAGATAGAGCTATTCATAATGCTATCATGCAATCCATTACTATCATAGATGGTAAACATGATACATTGACTAAGAATGCTTTACCTGATCTGTTACAAAAGGCATTGGCTGTATCGTTTGATGCTAACATCGGTCACGATTATATCGAAAACGTTGATGAACGATATGACTTTTATCATGCACAGGAAGAACGTATTCCCTTTGATTTAGATTATTTCAATCGAATTACAAAAGGTGGATTACCTCGTAAGACATTGAATATCGTTTTAGCCGGTACTGGTGTTGGTAAGTCTTTATTCATGTGTCACGCTGCAGCCAATGTACTGACTCAAGGTAGAAATGTATTATACATTACTATGGAGATGGCAGAAGAACGTATAGCAGAAAGAATAGATGCTAATTTGTTAGATGTACCTATAGATCAATTAGAGAATTTATCAAAGAGTATGTTTGTAGATAAAGTATCTGCTATTGCTAAGAAAACACAAGGTAAGTTAATTATTAAAGAATATCCTACAGGTCAAGCTAATACAGGACACTTTAGAGCATTATTAAATGAATTAAAGTTAAAGAAAAACTTTGTACCTGAAATGATCTTTATTGATTACTTAAATATTTGTTCATCTTCTAGAATGAAATCTATTGGTGGTTCTATTAATAGTTATTCATATATTAAAGCTATTGCAGAAGAGTTAAGAGGATTAGCAGTAGAGTTTGATTTACCTATTGTATCAGCTACACAGACTACACGATCAGGATATACTAATAGTGATCCTGGATTAGAAGATACTTCAGAATCATTTGGATTACCCGCTACTGCTGACTTTATGTTTGCTTTAGTGACTAATGAAGAAATGGAAACATTGAATCATATTATGGTAAAACAATTAAAGAATAGATATAATGATCCGACTACTTATAAAAGATTTTGTATAGGTGTGAATAAAAATAAAATGCGTTTGTATGATATTCCCGATGCAGAAAAAGACTTAGTAGACGATAGTCGTGATGATGGTCCTATATTTGATAAAACAACTATAGGTGCAAGTTTAAAAACATTAAGAGTATAATATGAGTCCTATAGAACAAATGCTGCTAACTATCGTGTTTATGATCGCTGCTTGGTGGTTAGGTAGAGATAATGGTTTACAGAGAGGTAGAGAAGAAATGTCTAGAGTATTCTATCTAGCTATAGAACAATTAGGTTTAACCATGACAGTAGAAGGTAATAGGTTCGTGATACGAGAACAAGGTAAAGAGAAGGCAGCTGTAGAGTTGAAAGAGGAGTAATGTATTGTATTAATTTTTATGGTGGTCCTTGTTCTGGTAAGTCTACTTTAGCTGGTGGACTATTTCATTATATGAAAACTAAAGCCTACAATGTAGAATTAGCTATGGAATTTGCAAAAGATTGCGTATGGGAAGATAACATTAATATGTTAGAAGATCAACTATACGTCTTTGCACATCAACATCGAAGATTATTACGATTAAAGAATAATGCAGATTACGCTATTACAGATAGTCCTATTTTACTATCTACTGTATATAGAGAAAAGTATGGTACTTCTGTATACACGGATAGTCTAGATAAATTAGTAAAAGAAGTATATCGTAATTATAACAACATAGACATTTTTGTTACTAGAGCACCAAACTTTAAAGAATTAGGAAGATATCATAACCAACAAGAGTCTATTGATATTGATAATGAAATTAAATCTTTGTTGGAAGAGATGAATCCTAATTACTTAACCGTAGGTATTGATATTACTTTACCTACATTATTTAGATACATGATAAACGGGAGACAATAATGATCGAATTAATTATAACTATAATAGTTTCTGTAGTGATGGCTATAGGTGTATATGTAATGGCTGTAATGGAAGAAGAAAAAAGAAAAGGTAAACGTATACCTTTGATTTGGGAAAAAGATTTTTGGAAGTAACATTAAGCAATCCTTATTATATTGCAAAGCTGAATAATCTCATCGATGAGTTTTTCGCTGTTCCAGATTATAATGATCCCAAATACATAAAAGCAACACCTAATTGGAATACACAAGCTAATCCAGAGTATTGGTGTTCAGAAGATTATCTACGTAAAATAATAGCGCGTAAAGATGATCATAAAGGTTTTCCTGAAGAAGGTATGGCTCAACCTATCGAATACATGGTAGAGCGAGATAATAAATGGTTATCCTTTAGAAATAAAGCCAGAGAAGATTTTACATTAGATATAGGCGCGCAACATGCTGCTTTAACTAATTATTATCCTCCTGGTGGTTTTGTAGGATGGCATACTAATTGGAATGCATCAGCTTATCAAATACTATTTACTTGGTCTCGTACTGGCGAAGGTTATTTTAGATATCTTGATTTAAAAACAAATAACATAGTTACTATTGAAGATAAACCAGGTTGGCAATGTAGATGGTATTACTTTGGTAGACAAGCTGAAATAGATCATCATTGTTGGCATAGTGCTTATACTTATTGTGATCGATTTACTTTAGCTTATAAGTTTGATAATGGTGCTATTGGTACAGAAAAAGATAAGCAAGCACA